TCATGATAATACATATTAGCGTTTGTGTAAATCTACATAATCCATACCCTTAGATTTTTTTCTAAGAGCTTTTTGATTAACCGGTTTATACCCAATTTTAGTATACTGTGAAATAGGAGCTTTCCCAAAAGCATATTTAGTTAAATACCCCCCTGCTGCCCCTGATGTGGATGCTTCTTTTACTATTTTTTTAATAGCATCATACTTGTCAGGGTAGTTTTTCTTTAAAAACTCTTTAAGTGAATTAGCCATTATTTACCTTAGATAATTCTTCAGTTAATTCGTAATACTGGAGAAGGTTGATTAGGTCATCGTTATTAATTTTAGAACCTTTATCTATTTCTTGTAATAGTTTAACTATTTCTACTAATTTTATTTTAGTAGCTCCATCTTTTATTTTTTTAGCATAAGATTTAAGAGAAATTTTTAACTCATTAATTTTAGTATTATAAATTTCTTTTAAACGAGGGGTATTATCAATAGAATTAATAAATTCTTTAAGTACTTCTTTTTGACCCGTATTTAAATTAGAGTATTTGCCATTAAATTTTTCAAGCATTACTTTATAAGTAAGTATCCTTAAATCTTTATCATATTTAGAAAATTCTTCTATTAAATCTTGTTTTACTTTTTTCTGATTAATTGGGGAATGAGTTAAATACTCTAAAATAGTAACTTTATTATGGATAATTTCTTCAGTTTCAGATAATTTATCTGAATTGTATATTTCTATTAGTTTGTAAAATGAAGCATATGCTTTATAGCCTACAACTTGATGTTTAAAAAATTCATCTAAATTGTAATGATTTTTTATTTCGTTTATAAGATTATATTTTTCTCTTCTTAATGCACTTCTATTTAACTTACAAGTTGCTTCTAGTATAGTATTTAAAGTAATATCCGCTTTATTTTCACTTAAATTTTTATTTTTAAATAAAGATTCATAAAGTTTATATTCTTTTCCTAATTCAGTTTTTGTAAAAGCTTTTTTTAAAATATTTAATGAAGGAGACTCATTACCTGAAAGAGTATCTGCAGTTATTTGTCTCACTAAAAGTTCAAATAAAAGGCCCGTATTTTTATACTTAGAATGCTTAATTTTCATCGATAGGCTTTTTTATAAATATATAAAGATTTCAGTTCCTTAATTGTTTTTCATCTAATAGTGCATCATCCTGTTCATACACTAACTGTTTACGATTAAGGGGAATCTTTTTTAACATATCTTGATTTTTAAGATAAACAGATTTGGCTTCTAAAGCTAAAGGGGTAGAACTTTTTGATGAACGTAAACTATCAGAATCATTTTTATCAGTACCCTTCATTCTTTTAACACCTAACCTATCTTTGCCAAAATTACCATCCTGTGTATTAATATTAGAAACTTTTTCTTCAGGGCGACCTAATTCTTTTTCGTCATACCCAGCAGGCACACTATCTGGTTCATCATAATATCTACCTTTACCGTATAGTGAAGCTAAATCATGAGGGGTGCCATATGATTGGCCTGTCTCTACTGGATCGTTTCCTTCGGTTTCTAATTGGGTAAGTCTAAAGGCTCGTTTAGCATCTTCTCTAGCAAGGTCTCTAAATTCATTATACTCATCTTCACTTAAATGGAATAGATGATCATAAATAAAGTCAGTTGGGAATAATTTAGTATCTTGCATTTGTTGAGCAAGATCCATTTTTTCTTTCATTAATGCTACTCTTTCCTGGTCATAGATGATTGAGGGAGTAGTTAATTGAAGTTCAAAATTAACCAAATCATCCCCATCATATCCTTGGGTATATAGATGAACAATAGCTATTTTAGTTAATTCAGAAATTATTATTCTTTGAATACGTTCAACAGTACGAGCAAATCTAATATCTTCAGCGGCTAATGTAGCTTTACCTTCAGTATTTTCATCATATCCTAAAAAGGCTTTAGGTACTTTAAGAGCAGCAAATAATTTATCTCTTAAGTATTCAACATCTTGGATACCATCATAGTTTAACCCAGGAGTAGTTTCAATTTTAGTTGAAGCATCGTTACCTCTAACAGGAATATAAAAATCTTCCAACATATTTTGCATGTTGTATTTTAAATTATAATCTCCTGTGTTTTGGTCAATATAAGGAGTACGTTTCATTTTAGAGATAGTTTTTTGCATAAAATTTTCTATCTCAGCAGGGGGAATAGCACCTACATTTATATAAAAAATACGTTTTTCAGGTGCACGCACAATTCTATGCACAAGCATTGCATCTTCTATTAAAGTATATTGTTTAAATAATTTACGAGCAGGTTCAATATAACTTCTTCCGTAAGGTAAATAGTTTACATCCGAAAGAAGTCTAAAGTGAGCTATTTCATAATTATCAAAATATATAGCATTTCCACCTTTACTACTTTTACTAGTAGATTGTAACCCACCAAAATAACCACCATATTCTCCTCCTCCACTTAACCCATCAGGGTCAAACCTAAATTTAACCTCCATTTGGGTTGTATCATTTTCTTTAATTTTTTCTTCTCTAATTATATTATAAGCAGTATAAGGAATTACATTGTAAACCCCAAATTTTTCAGCAATTTCTAATTTTAAGAAAAAGTCGCCATATTTACACATTTGGCGAATCCACATCCAAAGATTAAATTCTATATTTAATACATCATAAAACAAATTATATAGAATTTTTTGTACTACTTCATCGGATGACTTAATTTGAAGTACCTCACCCATAGCATTTTTAAGGGTTGATTCATCTGAGAGTATGTCTAAAGCAGAAGCTATAATAGCATCTGTGTCCATTGCTTCATAGTCAGAATATAATTGGGTTCTGAGGGTTTGATAATTTAACGCAGGATTATATATAGGGGCTTGATTAGTAGTATATAAGCGATTATACCTATCAATCATTGAATTGGTTTCAACTTTACCAGTTTGTTGGTAACTACTAAAGTCTAATACTTTAAGTTTATTACCCCCTACATTCCTAATAACTACATCAGTAGTAAATAATCTTTTTAATCTTGTAAATACGCTTGTATCTGCCATAGTATACTAATAAATATTATAAAAGCCATTTAAAATTTTCTATTTCTCCCTTTCCATTATCCATATGATAAGGGTTATCCTTTCCAGTAGAAAAATAAGCTCCTTGGTATTGTACTGTGCTTTTATGAAAAGATCCTAAAGCGGCTTTGGTAACATCTAAGCCGTGTTGTCTAAATTTTAGTGCAGTGTCTCTCACATAAAGACCCATACCAAAACTCATTACTAAATCATCATTATAACCTTGTTGAGCCTCTGCTCTACCATATTTCCATATAAACGTTTTCATTTCTTCTAATAAACGTTTAGATTGAATAGTAACCCCTCTATCAGCAACATATTCTTGAAATTTACCTATAACCATAGGGCGAGTTCTAGAAGACATAGTAAATCCTGCTGTCATATTTGAATTATTTTCATAATTTTGTAAATACGATTCTACATTTATAGTGTCAGATTTAGGAGAATAGTATAAATTAGGATAATTTTTTTCAGTAATTACTTGTATAGTACTCCAACCAATATTTGCATTTTCTACTACAAGTAAAGCATTATTATATTCCGTGGCTATTGCTACTAATATGTTACCAAAATCTTTAGTACTTACTTGGCCTTTATATTCCCCTACTTGTACCGCATTTTCAATATCAAAAATATGAAATGCAGAATAATCTTTACCATCTCCTCTAGCAACATCAGCTGCTATCATATACGATCTACTATAATCTGCAGGTTCCCAAATCCATAAATTTTGGTCTACACCTCTTCTTTCAAGTGGTTCTTTAAGTGTAGTTTTTTCTATAAACTCTAAATATTCTGGGTAAAATACTATATCACCAGAAGTATTAAAGTCACAATCACATTCTTGTGCTGCCATCCTGGGGTCTCCTAGTAATTCATCTTGTTTGTCCCTCCATTCTTGGTTTCGTTCTGGGTGGACATACCAAGGTAGCTTAATAGGTAAAAATTCATTTTCATTGGCTTCAGCTCGAGTCCAAGTTTGGTGAAACCAGTTACCAGTACCATAAGGAGTAGATAATGCTACACATCCCCCACCAGTGGCAAGTGTTTGTTGAGCTGAAGCCCATATTTCGCCAATATTTTCAATAAATGCCGCCTCATCAATTAATAGAAGAGAAACAGCTTCTGATCTACCTGCATCACTTGATGCTGAAGTAGCTTTAATTTGGGATCCGTTTTCTAATCGGAGTGTTAATTTATTGTTTTCTTCAAATTGTATTTTAAGCCACGAAGGTAAATTTTCATACATAAATTTAACCTTTGTAACCATATTTTTAGCAGTTTCCTGTTTTGTAGCAATACAAAGAATATTTTTATCTTTATGAAAAGTCATTAACCATAAAGAATATCCCGCAGTTAGTGTAGAAATACCTAACTGGCGGGATTTAAGTATAATTGAATAGGGGTTATCTCGAATTAATTTTAAAGTTTTTTCTTGGAAAGGATATAAATGAAAGTTGATTCTACCTCTTTGGGGGTGTTGAATCATACAGTATTTTTTCATAAAGTGTATAGGATCTTGTGCACACTTTACGTATTCTTGTCTTATTATTTGCTTTAAATCACTCAATCTTTACTTAGTAAAATAGGGGCCAATGTACCTAGTACTGTTGTTAAAAAGGTTATATTTCTAGTACTTCTAAGAGACTTAATTTTACTATCTTTATCTTCTAATTCTAAATTTAAATTAACACTTTGCCAATAACATTCTTCAGCTAATAACACTAGAGAATCAGTTGTTGTTTCATAAGTATTTAATAAAATAGAATCTTGTTCTATAATAGAATTTAGATCTATAATTTCTGCTTTTAAAGAATCTCTCTCTTGTTGGCAGTAGTCATAAGAAACTAGGTCTGCTGCTATTGCCCTAACTTGTTCAGTAGGGATACAAATTAGATCAGTTCCCGTATCTTTCTGTGAAAAAGTTGGTAAGCTCATTATGAGACATACCATCAATATTAGATAATTGTTGCGCATATTTTCTTTTAATTCGGTTTAATTCTTTGCTTCTATTGTCAATAGTAGTGTTAAGACTATCTATAACCATTTCGGTAGAAGTTAAAGTATATTCTAAGTTATCTTTAGCAAAAGTTATTTTATCTAATTCACCTTGGTATTTTGACTTTTCTGTTTCCAATAGTTCATTAAACTTAACTTCAGCATCAATTATTGCTTGTGTGGCTAGATCTTTTGTCATATACCAAGTTAATCCTATTCCGGCAACTAATCCTATGACTATTCCTAATCCAATGGATATTACATTATTTTTCATGATAATACATATTGAGGTTCAATAACTTTCATTATTTGTCCTATACGTTCTTCAGTAGAACCTTTAAGCTCATAATATGGGGGGTTATATTTTAATATTAATTTTTGAATTTCTTCATCAATTTCAGCTCTATAGTTAGTATCTGTTTCTCTAACACCATTATCTTCTATATCCATTCCTTTAGTAGAAATATAAAATATATAATCATATTGTTTAATAAATCGACAAGCATATTCTGCAAATCCATCTCTGTCCATTATGCTAACCTTTTGAGCTCGATTTGTAAAGGCAATTACATCTAGAATAGTTCTATCAGTAATCAAATTAGGATTCATTAGTTCACTAACACGTTCAGCTAAAAATATAGTCTGTCCTTCAATAGTAGTTTCATAATTTAAAGGTATACCAAGTGAACTCAAATATGCACTGCGTTCAGTGGTGAATGTGTAACCTTCAAATTGTGGTAAATTTTTAAGTGTATTCACAAGTGTAGTTTTTCCTACACTCATTGTTCCTGTAAATCCTATTTTCATCTTATCCTCCTTGTCTTGCTGATTCTCTCATTGCGGGGTTCTTATACCAAGGAAGTCCTTGAGTATTGCGTTTTGCTTCTCTCCATTCGTCCTCAGTATATTGAGTGCCGTAAAGGTAATATTCTCTTTTACGTTTCTCACCCTGAGGTATTAAGGCTGGGCCATCCCAGTTGTGGAGTTTCCCATCCCAATAATGTACTATTGTACCTTCAGGCGTTTTCAAACGCTTCGGTTTTGGCCATTTCTCTTTGTTTTTCATTTTTTTCTAAAATTGATTCTGCTACATAAGTTCCTTGTGCTCCTGAGACTGTAATGCCTCTTGCGGATAGAGCATCTCCGACAAAGTGGATGTTAGGAATTTCTTTAAGGGTTAAAGTGTCATAATCTACTAAAGGTTCAGGGCTAAGATACTTTACCTCCGGGATATACATACCCCAATCATCACCAAGTGTTGGAAATACTTTTTTCATATCCTCAATAAAATCTTCAATATATTTAAAGTATCCTTGGAAATGATCACGAACTTCTTGTAAACCTTTATCAGTAATATAATGGGCTTTTACCCAATCACCCTCAGATGTTTTACTCTTTAAACGGTTTACAACACCACCACCACCTTCTTCTTTAATCCAAGGTGAATAATATAGTCCTGCTTTATATTTAACTTGACGTCTACCAATAGCACGTGTTCCTGCAACACCTTCACCAGGTACAATATCTTCTTTTTGTACTTTAGAGACTAATTCACGAGACCAATCAAATGGTTTATCAATTCCTTGAACTTCCATTAGAATACCAAAGTTAGTCATATCATTACGATATGATTCATCCTTTTTAGCATGTCCATTGTAACTATAATCTCCATATGTTTCTTCAAGTGCTACATAAGCAGCATTGTTATTGGTACAAAACGAACGGAGTGATACACCTTCATCTTCAAACTTACGATACAATTTAAAATCATAACTTACATCAATAAGTTTTTGAAAGTGTTTTTGTGGTGCTTCAAAACGCACACCAATTTGTACTGGTTTGGGTTCAGTGGGTTGATTGTTTTCTTCAATAAATCTTTTACCAAAATCAATACCACTTTTACCTACTCCAAAAATTAAACGATCATAATGAACCCAACCTTCAATAACTCCATTATCGTATTTTACACTATTAAGTGTATGTTCTATATCTGTAACTTTAGTGTTCCATATAAATTTAACACCTTTATCACAAAGAAAATCATACCAATTTTTACCGATTTCATGTAGATAATCTGTACCTACGTGCCAAACTGGGAATAAACGTAATCCAAAATATGGTTTGATAAAATCAGGTTCTGATTCTGGGTTTGAGCATTGGACTTCTTCTGGTTTAGGGTGGAATCGTTTAAAGTTAGTGATTACTTGGTCCATCAGTTCCATAGCCTTTTTATCGCCACAATACTTAGACATGTGTCCCCCAATTGCTGTATGGTACGTAAGCTTACCATCACTCCAACCACCAGCACCCATAAAACCTGTCATTACTTCTTCAGGTTTACGTTTGTAAGGATCGTTACCCATATCAATAATAGTGATGTGATCACCAGGGTAACCATTATCAACTAATTTAGTTGCAGCATTAACACCTGCTACACCTGCTCCAATTATTACTATTTTTTCCATTTCTAAGTTGTAAATATACGAAAAAAAAGCTGTGACCCCAAATTAATGAGGCCACAGCTCTCGAATTGTTTTAGATCGACTGGCTATGAATCAGTCTATAAATTACTTAGCTTTATCTTCAGCTACAGATGCTTTTCTATATTCGGTTACAAGTTTTTTAATTTCACCTAAGGCTTTTCTAGCTCTACCATGGGCCGCTTTTGAATTACCATTATGCTCTATTTTGAAATTTTCATATAAAGTTTCAATTTGTTCAAATAACTCTTGTGTGTTCATTTTTTATAATTTTAATTGTTAATTTTCCGTTTCCTTTTATTACCCGATGTAAATATCCTTGGGGGATAAAAAATTCGTCTCCTTCTTTTAATTCAAATGGAAGTTTTTCATCAAATTGAAATTTCCATCCGTTTCCTTCTATAACCTTTATCATTCTATCTTCTTGATCTTCATGCCAAATTAATGACATTGGGTCTACACCAGCACTAAATTCCCTTATAATTTCTTTACCTTCAGTTAAGTTAGTATAGGGATTCATTACCAATAAGTATTCATTTTTGGACCAAGACCCAAAGCTGGGGCATACCTTGGGAGGTTACAACTCCAGTATGAAGCTTTTGTTCTATCTTTCTTTTGAGAACACTTATGTCTCTTAGCAAAAGCACTTCTTGCTTTAGGATTTTTTATTTTAGCTCTTAACCCACCAGAACCAAAGCGTACTGTTTTTACATTACCAGATTTGGGGTCTCTAACATAAACTTTATAAGCACTGCCACCAGAAGAAGATCTCATTGGTTTACCAATAGGTGGATCTTTCTTTTTTTTCTTTTTTTTCTTTTCAGTAAGAGGTTCATCTTTAATAGTATTTACTAATGCTGCATCTACTGTTTCACTTTCATTAGTTTTAGTTTTAGGTCTAGCTAATTTACCAAGTATTTTTTGGTCAAGACCAATTGATAATGGACTCTTTTGTGTAAGAATAGAAGCAATATAATCTAAATCTACATCTAAATCTCTTAACCTAGGTTCTAATTCTTCAGTGTTGTCTGCTATATCATTTAAAGCGCTTATTATTCTTTCTAATTCAACAGCGGCCACTGCTGCAGGGTTTTCGTTTATCATAGGAATATCAAGGGGCACTCTTTTACCATCTAGCACCCCAAATTTACCAATGTCAGTATTTTCTACTAAGTGTTGGCTATTTTTATCTAATTGAATAGTACCCCACTCATTTAACATACGAGCTTCAGCAAATAGTTGTAAATATTTTTTAGAACCCACTCTATATACATTTTCTTGTAATGAGATACCGTTTTCGATGTGATAACGGAGGCCTTCGCTTATAGGCGCTTTACTCTCGAGTAATGCCATTTTATCTTCGGCTTTACCACACCCACATCCACCACCATCTTCAATGATACCGTAGTTTGATAAAGTTTCTTGTATTAAATGTTTTAATCCCATAATGATAAATATTATTAAAGCCCTAAAGCTGATTTCCAAATATCATTTATTTTATATTCAAAAGACCCATCTTCTTTTTCAACTTTTGTAAATACAACAGCTTTCCTTTTTTCATTAGTTCCTCTAACTCTAAGATATAAATCTTCAAATTCATCTATATTACTACCCTCTAAGGTTTTGAGTTGGTTTATAAATTCTTCAATGGTATTGGGTACTTCTCCTTTAAAAAAACAATTAGCTCTACCTGTGGAATTGGCACCAAATTTTTTACTTCCTGTGTAAGCCTCTATTTTACCTTCCTTAGATAATTTAAGAGGACCTCGAGTTTCAGTTCCTGTGTCTATTTTATATGTTTGTTTAGGTGTAGCCATAAATGCTAAATATGCAGTTGCAGAAGTTCCTTTCGCAAATAAAGTACCTCTATTAGCACTAGCTAAAATATCTAATACTTCTTTTTTTAACACATCTTTATCAAAAATTTGAAGGGCACGAGTAGGAGTTATCCAACTTTCAACGTTATCAGCATTTGATGCTTTTAAACTAATTTGAAACTTAGAACCTATATCAGGTCTTGGGGTTTTATTAAAAGAAACTTGAACATCTGATTTAGGGGTAGTGTTAGCTGACCAATCTTTTTCGGGTCCCCCTAAATAGGTAATTGTATAATATTTGTTTAAATATTTAAGACCCCAATTTTTGTTAGATTTATTAATGAATAATTCTGCAACTTGTTTTTCTTGACGATGGCCAGGGGTAAAAGGATGATATACTGAAGGGTCTGACTTTGCTGTGTTGAGGTCAGGGGCATATTTTTCTACTTGTTTACCAGTTGGTTTAAGTATATCAGTAATTCTTATATAAAATTCTTCATTATTAAAAGAAATTTTAGCATAAGAACTACTTCCTTTTTTAACTAATTCTTTTGTATCTTTAATTAAGATATTAAATTCGTCTCCTTTTTTAATTTTTTTAGAAGGATTAAAATCACTATCTAATAAAACAGTATTTTTTTCTGCTTTATATTTTATATCATTTGGGTTTCCTACTATATGTTTATTATTATCTGTAACATATTTTTTAAATGCCCCATACTGTCCCCCATAACCTGTTGCTGTGCCTCCTAAGTTAGCTTCCGGTAAGGTAATTCCTATCTCTTTTAACATCCCTTCTAACATAAACACATCTTTGGGATCACTAATATCAGGATACCCTTTAGGAAACTTATAGGAAACTTTGTGTAAAAACTGTTCTACTATGTCCATATTATAAATCTTCTACGGATTGGGGTACTTCTGGTTCTTGTTCTGGGGTTTCGGTTTCATCCCCAAATCCTCCTCCTGTGTCTCCTCCCAAATCACCACCTAAGTCTTCATCACCGGGTGCAGCAGCCTTACCT